CGCCGTTGGCAGACAGGCTGCCGGTACTCTTTACGTTGATGGCCATCTTGGCCCTCCTAGGTTGCCTGCGCGGTCGGGACATCCGGGTGCGCAGTGGTTGCATCATAGGGCATGGATGGGGTAGGATGCAACATCCCGATGTAAAAATTTTCCACTGAGGTGCAACATGCTGACCCTGGAACAGATCAGGCAGGCTCTACAAGACCGACGACCGGGCATGGTCGCAGAGGCCACAGGGCTGCACATCAACACGGTGTTGAGTGTGCGCGACGACCCCAAGGCCGACCCGAAGTACAGCACGCTGCGGGCCTTGTCAGACTACTTGGGAGCTCGCAGTGACCAGCAAGGCTGAAGCAGCACTCATCTATGCATCCTGGGGCTGGCATGTCCTGCCGGTGGTGCCGAATGGCAAGGTGCCTGCCACGCAGCACGGTGTCAAGGACGCGACAACAAACGCCCAGCAGATCGCGTCTTGGTGGGCCGAGAACCCTGATTACAACATCGGCATTGCGGCCGGCGAACGCTCTGGCATCGTGGTGTTCGACGTGGACCCGCGCAACGGCGGCGAGGCATCGTGGGATAAATGGCTGAAGGACAACGGCAAAGTGCCAGACGGTGCCATGCAGTTGACCGCAGGCGGTGGCGAGCACCACATAGCCGCCTACAACGCAGAGATCAGGTCTTGCAAGCTGTCGGACGGCGTGGACCTGCTGGCCGATGGGCGCTACTTCGTGGCCTTCCCGTCGTCCATTGAGGTACGCAGCTACCAGTGGGAGGGCTCATCAGATCCATTTGATGGTGTCGCGCCGTTCAGCATCCCAGACGCCTGGATGTCGGCCTACCGCGCCATGCGCAAGCCCGAGAACAAGCAGACAACACCCACAGGCGCAAACCTCATCAAGGGCAGTCGCAACAACGGACTGACGGCTCTGGGTGGGGCGATGCGGCGCTACGGCATGACAGAGGCCGAGATCATGGCGGCGCTGTCAATTGCCAACGAGACGCGCTGCGACATCCCGTTGCCGTCGTCCGAGTTGTCGCAGATTGTCAGGTCAGTGTGCCGCTACGAGCCAGAGAGTGATGTCGGCGCAGACGCAGCCCTCGGGTCAGACGCGGCTGAGGCGATCCTTGCAGCCGCCCAGGCGCAGACACAGGACTACTTTTTCACCCGCGCCACCTCGTACCTGAGCCAGCCTGCGCCGCTGAAGTGGATCGTCAAAGGTTGGATGCCTGATGCGGGCGTCAGCATGGTCTACGGCGAATCTGGTGCGGGCAAGACCTTCATCACCATCGACATTGCTTGCCACATCGCCGCAGGGCTTCAGTGGTGCGGCCACAAGACCAAGCAGGGTCTTGTGGTCTACATGGCCGGCGAAGGCAACTATGGTCTGCGGCAGCGGGTGGCGGCCTGGTGCAAGGCGCATGGTGTCCAGAATTTGGATGCCATGCTGATCAGCAACAAGGCCATTGACGTTGACAGCCCTGCTGCTGCGGCGCAGATCATCAACGCAGTGCGCGAGTTGACGCAGGAAGATGCGGTGACCATCTTCATTGACACCGTGAACAACCATATGAGCGGCGATGAGAACAGCGCCAAGGACACGCGCAACATGCTGAACGCCTGCAACATCGTGGCGCGGGCGCTGAACGCCAGCGTGTGCTTGAACCACCACACGGGCCATGCGGTGGAGTCCAAGCAGCGCGCTCGAGGCTCCAGCGCCTGGCGGGCGTCTCTTGACTCATCCATATTGGTGTCCAAGAGCGAGGACGTGATCGAGGTGTCCTGCACCAAGATGAAGGACGCAGAGCCGCCTAAGGAGTTCTTTGGCAGGCTTGAAAGGGTGCCGCTTGGGTGGGTGGATGAGGACGGAGAGGAGATTATCGGGGCAGTATTTGCCATTGACAATAACTTCACAAAGATAGATACCAAGAAGGAATCAGATATTCAAAAGGACATCAGGAAGTTTTCAAACGCATGGTGGCACGCGGGCGCAGAAGACCGTGAGCAAATGCCATATCTGTCGCGCAGTGCGCTGATTGATTACCTTATGTCGAACGAAGGACTTACTGAATCAACGGCAAAGACATACGCCCAGGAAAGCAAGAAGGGAAGGCTTATATATAACCTTCTGACATCCCAGATCATCAAGGCTCACCAACACGGCTGGGTGGTCTGCGACGCCTCGACGGGGGCCTCGCTGATGGTCAGGAGGGGGGAGAAGTGAGGGTGGGACAAATGGGACAAGGACAGGACAAATGGGACAAATGTCCCAGGGACAAAGGCGAGGCAGCCTGGGACAGGACAGGACAAACCCTTTAGGGTTGTCCCATTTGTCCCAGCCACGATGTGGCGAATAGTCAACCAAAGTGTGGGGTCTTTTGATGGACGTGTGCAGGGCGTGCGGGTCGGATCAGGTCAAGATCGGCGTGACGAACATCGCATCAGGTGCAACGGTGTTCCCGTACTATTGCGGGAGTTGCGGGAAGGTGCATACTCAATATGCAAAGAAGAAAGTCGCTCATCAATATGCAATAGAAGTTGCGCCGCTTGAGTATGTTTATACGAGCACGGCAATGCATATGCAGAGGAAAGGCGAGAAGATTGAATGCGAGGTTTGCAAGAAACCAGAAGGCGAGTTGCATTATTGGGCACCGACACACATATTCAGAGATGAAAGCGCCAGATGGCCTACAAGCTATCTGTGTCGTGCGTGTCATCGCAGATGGCACGATTTGGTGACGCCTAACATGGGCCGCAAGGCCTTAACTTGAAGGACAATGAGGACATGAGACCAAGGACCAAACCCGGAAGCCCTGAGCGCGAAGCCGTGGCCAGCAAGGTGCTGGAAGGTATGGAGCGCGATGGCCTGAGCGGCTTCAAGGCCTGCGAGGCCGCAGGCGTTCCGATGTCGACTTTCGTGCAGTGGGCCAATGAGGACGCGGAGCTTGGCAAAAGGTACGCACGCGCACGCGAAAACTTGATCGAGCGCATGGCTCAGGAAGTTCTTGACCTGAGCGACTCCGATGTTGACGTGCTGCCTGATGGAAAGAAAGACTGGGCGGCTGTCCAGAAGCACAAACTGCAAGTCGACACCCGCAAATGGCTCCTATCCAAACTCGCCCCCAAGAAATTCGGCGACAAGCTGGAGTTGAGCGGCGATCCTGATAGGCCGCTGGCGATTCAGAAGATTGAGAGGGTGGTGGTGAAGTGACCACCCTCCGCATAGAAACCCCCGAATGGGCTCTGCCGCTACTGAACCCAGCCCGCTACAAAGCCGCATACGGCGGCCGAGGATCTGGAAAGTCCCACACCTTCGCAGAACTCTTGATCGAAGCGCATATCATGGACCAGACCAGCCGGTCGGTCTGCGTGCGCGAGGTGCAGAAGTCGTTGGCCCAGTCGGTCAAGCGCCTGCTTGAACTCAAGATTGAGCAGATGAACGCGGGCGCGTACTTCGAGGTGCAGGAGGCCGTCATCAAGTCCAAAAAGGGCGACGGCATGATCATCTTCCAGGGCATGCAGAACCACACGGCCGACAGCATCAAGAGCCTGGAAGGCTACGACCGTGCTTGGGTGGAAGAGGCGCAGAGCCTGCGCCAGCGCAGCCTGGACCTGTTGAGGCCGACGATTCGCAAGCCAGGCAGCGAACTGTGGTTCACATGGAACCCGAGCCAGGCGACAGACCCTGTAGACGCGCTGCTACGAGGCGAGAAGCCGCCTCCTGATGCCATCGTGCTCGAGGTCAACTTCGACGGCAATCCGTGGTTTCCTGACGTGCTGCGTCAGGAGATGGAGTACGACCGAGGCCGCGACCCTGACAAGTACGCGCACGTCTGGAAGGGCGGCTACTTGCAGAACAGCACGGCCCGCGTGTTCAAAAACTGGCGCATCGAGGAGTTCGACGCACCGGCAGATGCGATTCACCGCCTCGGCGCGGACTGGGGCTTTGCGCAAGACCCGACCGTGCTGGTGCGCTGCCACATCATCGGCCGCACGCTCTACATCGACCACGAAGCTTACATGGTCGGTTGCGAGATCACATCTACCCCTGACCTGTTCATGCAAGTTCCAGAGGCCGAGCGGTGGCCCTTGGTGGCCGACTCCTCAAGGCCAGAGACGATCAGCCACATGCGCAAGCACGGCTTTCCGAAGATCATGGCAGCGGTGAAGGGTAAGGACTCAGTGAACGAGGGCATCGAATGGCTGAAGTCCTACGACATCGTGGTCCACCCGCGTTGCACGCACACGATTGACGAACTGACCTTCTACAGCTACAAGACCGATCCTTTGACTGGCAAGATCCTGCCCGTGCTGCAAGACCTCAACAACCACGTTATCGATGCCCTGCGCTACGCCTGCGAGGGCGTGCGTCGTGCTGGATCAGTGACGCGGCAGATTGCCTTCACACCTATTCCAACAATGAACCGTTGGTAGCATAATCCGGGCGGACTTGCAAGAGGGAATACAGGATGCCACGAATCTCCAACACCCAGCGCCTGCGCGACGTGCACCAGCGTGCGCTGCGGGAGTTCGACAACATCCAATCCGCCATCCGCAACGAGCGGTTGCAGTGCCTGCAAGACCGGCGCTTCTATTCAATCGCTGGCGCGCAGTGGGAAGGCCCGCTGGAAGAGCAGTACGAGAACAAGCCGAAGTTCGAGGTCAACAAGATCGCCTTGGCTGTGCAGCGGCTGGTCAACGAGTACCGCAACAACCGCGTGACCGTTGACTTCGTTTCCCGCGACGGCTCGCCGACCGAGATGTCGGACGTGTGCAACAAGCTGTTCCGCGCCGACGAGCAGGACTCGACCGCGAACGAAGCGTACGACAACGCTTTCGAGGAAGCAGTCGGCGGCGGGTTCGGCGCTTGGTGCCTGACGACGCAATACGAAGACGAGGAAGACCCGGACAACGACCGGCAGCGCATCAAGATCGAGCCGATCTACGACGCTGACACCAGCGTGTTCTTCGACCTCCAGGCCAAGCGCCAGGACAAGGCCGACGCCACGCATGCGTTCGTGTTGTACAGCATGACGCGCAATGCGTACCAGACCGAGTACAACGACGACCCGACGACGTGGCCGAAGGAGGTTTACGAGACGTTTTTTGACTGGGACACACCAGATGTGGTGTATTTGGCCAAGTACTTCTGCGTCGAGATGGCCAACGAAAAGCAGATGGTCTATCAGGCACTCGACGGCAGCGAGGAGAAATACCTCGAGTCCGACTTTGAAAACGACGAGACGCTGGCGCAGACACTGGAAGCCATCGGCTCTGTAATGGTGCGTGAGCGCACGATCAAACGCAAGCGCGTGCGCCGATACCTGATGTCGGGTGGGAAGATCCTGCGGGATGACGGATATATCGCTGGCAAGTGCATCCCGATTGTCCCGGTGTACGGCAAGCGGTGGTTCATCGACAACGTCGAGCGTTGCATGGGCATCGTGCGTCTGGCCAAGGACGCCCAGCGGCTGAAGAACATGCAGCTATCCAAGCTGGGTGAGATCAGCGCGCTTTCGACCGTGGAGAAGCCGATCTTCACGCCTGAGCAGGTCGCCGGCCATGAGATCATGTGGTCCGA